ACTTGCGAAAACTCCAAATGATGCTAACACTTCCTCAACTGCGCCTGTAATTAGTCTTTGAAATGGCTCGATAACTTGTCTTTGGAATATGCGCATTGCAGTTCTCATCTCATCGGTATTGCTACCCAATCCACCGCCTGCACGTACACCAAAAAGTAAAGGTGATGTTACACGATGACTCACCAAAATCGCCTCCATTGATTGATCAACCAACGTGGTGAATTGCTTATCCATATCCGATACAGGGAACGGAGTGAACTCAACACCTCTGTCACGTTCCTCATTGAAAAATGTCAAGACCTTCCCTGCATTTTCAGCACCTTGGATAGACATCTGCAATTGATTCTTAATCATATGCTGTTCTTCGAGTGAAGGTATGCCATTGTTGAAAGATGCAATTAAAGATGGAAAGAATCCGTTAAGAATCAAGTTAACTTGATACTCACTCAATTGGCGCATCTTTTCAATCTCATTGATAGCACCAACGTAATCAGGCTTCGGATAATACTCGCTACCTACCATCAAGCTGTGGACAAACAATACTTGCTTTGGCTCAGCTTCATTAGTGTTCACATCAAACATCGGAATGAAATGCGGTGTATTCTTTTTCTTTCTCGTATCAGTCCAGTCACGTGAATACCACACACCAACAACATCATCTTCCTCATCACTACACGCAAGTCGGCAGTTCTCAAAAGGAAGGTGATTTATTTGTGCAATGGTACTTCTATCCATTGACCATATAATCTCCCAATAAAACCCACCTTGCAACTTCAAATCTAAAGATGTCGGATGGATTATTGAGTCTAAATTCAAACGGCTAATTTCTTTCACCGCTTGTGGAGTTGACGCAGTCAATTCACGGCCTGCAATCATATATGAAATAGAGTTCACCAATGCTCCGTGAATTGGTGACTCATTGTATAATTCAATCAAGTATTGTGGGAAGGCATTGCCCTCTCCATAGTTAACCCATCCTTTTCTATCTTCCTTTTCAATGGGATCAATTTTAACGTACTTGGCCATCTCTATCTGAGTTGCACCAATGCGTTGTTTTATATCTTCTATATTAGCCATTGTATTCGATGTCATTAGGTATGGTTAGGTTGGGCTGGTCAAAGTACTCTGTAAGTGCTGTGAATTCAATGAATCCTCGCTTCAATTCACCCACCACAACAGCATCCTCAGAATCAAGATTGCTATTAGAATTTTGACCATAAATAATATAATTGTAACGACCACTTTGAGTGATTAAAATATCACCTTCTTCTGGCTCATCTGCGTTGGTGTTAATTGACAACGTAGTAATTCTCTCATTGCTGCTTATTAGCGTTGGAATAACCGCAAATATTTCTAATGTAATTTCGTTCTGAATCACAAGTAAGTAATCCGTAAACGGAGGTAAAAGCAAAACCCCTTCCTCTAATGAAAGAAGAAGGGTTTGCGAGGCGGTATTAGTCTGCAAGTAATTCATTTACTTACAAATATAAATTAAAGTGTTGGTGCTTCAACGTCAATATCTGCGAAGTTATCGAAAGGAATTGCAGTAAATGATTCCAATCTGTAAGCCTTATTTTTTTCTTCAGCAGTTAGAGTAATGGTATAACCATTCAAATCACCTTTGGCAACTCCCGTTGCTGTTGTCATTGCAGTAACTTCAGCACCATCAAAACGACCTACCATCCAGATGTTGTCATTGTTATCTTGTACAAAAATAATAAGACGATTTTTAGCAACCAATTCCAATTGCTTTCTACGTGCAGCAGTCAACTTAAAGAATGTAGCGGTTACCGTTTGTGTATAGAAAATTGTACCATTTTCAACAGATGAAGCTACTTCCTCAGTAAAGCTACCCGTGTGCTTTGGGCAAATGTATTTGTATATAGTTGCAGTAGGCAAACCATTTACTTCTTCAGCGCCATCAATACTGATACCACTCAAAAAATCTTCGTGCTGTTGCAAGTATATTGCTTTGATTCCACCAATTGTATCTTTACAATCTAATAAGAATCCTGCGGTTAATTCACAAGCCATATTTTTATATTTTTAGTTAGTTAAAATAAAGGGAAGGCAGACCTAACCACCTTCCCTATTACTTGTGGTTTTTATTAGTCGTTGTAGCAATAAACAACGTCACCCAATACACCGACCTGAACTCCTACACGGAATCTCATCGCCATACGTACGTTGTCAGATGCATCGGTTAAAGTCATATCTACAACTCGTACTTCAGCGAAATCAGAGTTAGCATCTACACCTACAAACATGTTTGAAGGTTGTGCTGCGATTACTGTTCCGTTGCTGATACCTGGACATACATAAATGTCATATCCGTTGAATTGCAAATTGAAATCTGAATAAGCTTGGAATTGTTGCAAGTAACCATCTGCGGCAACCGCTTGGCGATAAAACTGAGCAGTTTGACGATTCATATACAACTTAGTCTCAGGCGAACCAATCAATGCAAGTGGCAAGTTGTTGATTACTTCATTCAAGTTATCAATTACAGTACCAACTGCCATAGTTCCAGCAGTCCAATCATTACGGTAGTGAGTAGCATTTACATCAACAATTTCTTCAAATCCATCAAATGCAGGATAAGTTCCAGCGCCTGAAGTACCTTGCCAAATTGTAAATTCGATATTCTCAGCAACTTTCGCAGCAGCATAACCGATCAAGAAATCAGAGAAATTTGCAGGAACAACGTCATTGATAAATCCACGACCAGTAGCAGCAGCTTCCCAGTCACGTGCGAATTCAGCTTTGCACAATTCCAAGTTAACCTTCAAATCTGATACAGTCAAAACTGACTCATTCAATTGCAAGTCTCCAGCTTGTGAAAAGTCGCAAGATGCAGCTTGTACCAAAGATGCCGCATTGGACAACTTCTTCATCACTGCCTTGTACTTCACACCTTCCTTAAGTGTTACATAATTTTTAGCCAAAGTATCTCCTGATAGGATGGCTGCGTTGATGTATGGCAACGCTAATTCACCTGCGTAGGTTGAATTGTTGATTTCTAAACTTGAAGCCATTTTTCTTTTTTTATTTTATTATTTGTATTTGTTTATGATTGAGAAGATTCTGTTTTTAGAATCCATTTTTGCCAAATCAATTGGTGCGCTTTGAGCAACTGCAACAGATTTCTTTACGCTATCTGTAGCTGGTTGTTTGCTCATCTTTTCGATAGCTGAAGAAAGAGTTTCTTTCTCAGCGTTCAATGAAGAAATTTTAGCCTCAAAAGCCTCCATCAAAGAGTTGATTGTGCTTTCAAATTCTTCACGGCTAACACCATCGAATGCAGCTTGCTCTTCCTTTTCAATTTCGATTTCTACCTTTGGCTCTTCTTCCATTGGCTCTTTGATTTCAGTAATTAGACCACCGCTAACCACGATCATTTTACCTTCGGCAGTTGTATGCTCTCCATCTGGAGCAGGCATTGGGTTGCCGTCTGCATCCATTACGAATAACTCGCTACCTACTGCGAATTCAGCATCTGGAGAGTAAACCTCAGTGCCGTCAGCAAGAATGGCCATTGCCATTTGTGCCTCTTTTGTTATTTCTCCGTCAGCTGACAATTGAATGCCAAATGCTTTCAATCTATCTGCGTACTTAGAAACAATTTCTGTTACTTTGTTCATATCTACTTTTTTGTTTTTCTAATCATAAGTAGCAAAATGAGTATATTTGTTCCGCATAGTTTTCGTTTAAGTTTGTTTAGTTGTTTCAACAAAGAAGGCCCCCAAACGTGGAGGCCTTTTTTGTCGGGTAAAATACACCTGCACGCGGTGTAATCGTTAGAGTCCGCTTAACTCGTTTTCGAGTTCCTTCATTATCTTTTCAATCTCTTGCTGAGTCATATACTCATCACTAATTTCAGTAAAGAATCCCTCCAATGAAAAGCCTTTAACATCTCCCTGCTTTATTGATGCCCATACCTCATCGTTGTCTATCTTCATTCCAATACACCAAGTACCTTCGGGAAAGGAGAATCCAAAGTTTTGACTCTTATCGAATTGACCTTCTGTTATCCACGACTCCACAACCGTGCAACCTGCAACTGGAATTTCGTGTTCAAGATTTGAGTTGTGATGCATATTTCTTTTGAGATATTCCTGTGCTATCTTGTTAATGGTCTCTTTGCTATACTTACAATAGTACTCCCGTCCCACGGCATCAACTCTATAAATCAATTGCTCGGGCAACATCACTGCTCCGTATACCATTTTACGCTCACCTTCTTCAACTGCAGCTTGTTGTACTTTGCGTGTCTTGGACAATGCTACAAAATCTACTTCAATGGCGGGATTTTCTACAAGGCTCATTGCGTGAACACCCAAATATCCACTGTCATCAATGGTGTACTCAATGACTTTTACTTCTTCTTCTTTCATATTATTTAATTAGTTTTGATTGGTCTAAAATCTTCTGTTGCGCATCTTGCGCACTTGTAACGTTAGTAGCTAAAACGTATGATTGTATCGGTTGCGCTTTCGTTTGTCCATTGTTTAGAAAAGAAAGGTCAAGTGAAGGTGCAGCAGTTGAACCACCACCACCACCGCCGCCCATTGTGCCAGGAGGGGGAGGGGGAGTAGTCGTACCTGGATTAAATTTCATTGCTGCAATCTTAGCAACATTCGCAGCACCAGTAATACCAACAGCAGCAGCAGCTATAAAACGTGCAGGGCCTACCAAAGTTGGATCTGCTAAAACTGATTGTACCGCTTGTACTGCTCCGATTCCTGCCTGCGCTAATTGTAAAGACTTGTTGACCTTGAAAGATTGTTTAGCGTTCAACACACCATTTGCCGTTAACGCATCAGCCAATGAACTTAACGAACCCAATGACATTTGCGCTAATTGCATTTTTTGTTGAGTTGTCATTTCAACTAACTCAACTTCTTTCACTGCATATTTTTTGCGAATTGCCTCTTCTTCTTTACCTAATTGTTCTTCTAATACAGCATAATCTAATCCTTCTTTTTTGGCAAATTCAATTTTATAGTTATATGAATCTCGTACGTTCTGAAGTTCGGTCGCTTGTTCACCTTGGCGAAGATTTTGAATTTCTTGCGCTAATGCTTCACGCTCATCCAACGTGTCATTTTCAATTTGCTTTAATAAGTCCTTTTGCTTTTTAGCAGCAGCTAATGCATCAGCGTTTCTCTTTGCTTCGTAATTAGCATTGATTACATTTATTTCAGATTGATATTGATTCTCTAATTGTTTTAGAAGTTCTTTGTTACCGTGCGCTAATTTTTTCTTTTCATCATAAGTAAGTTGCAATTGACGGAGTTCACGGTCTTGTTCACTCAAAGATTCTTGATGTCTCTTTTCACGCTCACTTTTTAAGAAATCATTTAACGACTTTTGATCATCTCTGATTTTCTGAATTCTCTGAGCCTCTTTCGCAGCCGCCTCTTTCGCTAACTTTTCTTTTTCCGCTTCAACTTCCTTAGCTTTTTTTAGTTCCTCATCTCTTTGCTTCTTTTGTTCCTCTGCTCTTTTCTTTTCATTCTCCGCACGTTCACCAGCTTTGGTATCTGTTAACCCTATCCAGTCCATAAAGTCTACCAATCCACCAATCACCCCATCAATGGCGCTCTTAATAAATCCGAATACATTACCAATCAATCCACCTGCCTTTGTGAGTTCCTCAAAATTGGTAACAACCGCCGCTATAATTCCGCCTAACAAAAATATTGGGTTGGTCATCAATGCCTTTCCCAAGTCAAACATCGTTTTCCCAAATCCCTTTGCCGCTTCGCCTGCATCTTTTATTTTGAAATCCTTAACCGCCGCAGTCATTCCTTTCAATCCAGTCTGAGCAGCACCAAAATCAAGAGACATAATTGACGAACCAATCATACTAAATGAATTGTTCAATCGCTCTAGTGGATCTCCCGACAACGTGTTAACCTCCTTACCTAAGTCGCCGACTTTATCCGTTAACTCACCGAGTTGCCTTGCGACTTTATTGTATTCTGCCGTGCCTTCGGGTAGTTTCCCCAACTCATCACGGAGCGCTTTCATTTGCGCCCTTAAGGACTGCGTTTTTTCGGTTGCGTTACCTTGGACGTCTACCGTTATTACTACGTTATTATCAGCCATTGAAAATCATTTTAATTAAATAAATAGTGCCTATAATTAAAGTAGCAACAATGGTATAATTGATGCATTTAGTTAGCCAATTTGGCAACTTATTTTCGTGCGATGGGTGCGTTGACTTGATACCCATCTTTTGCATCTCGCAAATGTTCTTAAATGTTTGTTGTGGATTATTCATAATGGTATTGATTATAGATTATTTGACCTCCAACAAATACATTGTCTTGCGGATAGGTATCATTTTTAAGGAGCAAACGTGGAGCAAAAGTTAGTCCGATAATGTCCACATCAAACTCAAAGTTGCCGCTAAATGTTTCTAAATTTTCGCTTACAATAATTGCATCTTTCACGCTTAACACCCCTGCGCTTGAAGCTAAATGAAGATTAAATTCTACTACTCCATTACCGTCTATTCCTGCGCTAATTTGTCCAACAGTTAGCATAAGTTTTGCATACCATACGCAATCATCTGGAACTGTTATATAAGTACCAAAATTCGTTAGTGTTATTGGTGTTGTGTCATTGGTGAAATCGCCACTACCCAAAAGTTGAATCACACCACTTTGATATTCACCTGAATAAACGCCACCGCTACCAATGGTTATCTCTCGGTTAATTGTTTTTGCTGAATCGCCAAGTACGGTAACCGAACCCAATCCATCCTCTACATAATTTCTATTTCCACTCACAAATGAGCCGTTATTATTTGAACCGAGATAGCTTGTATCACTGATTACAATAGACCTGTCATTACCCTCTTTCACAACTGAGTTATTGACTTGTAATAATCCATTCTTTGAGTTGTTGACGTCTGACGTTGGTGTACTTGTATCGTTTAATATCGATGGCTCTTTACCACCTGAACCTTTCCCATCTCTTATGATTGCGTAGCATTCACTATCCACCCAAAAGTAACCGTACTTATCACAACACGCCTCAGTTGCGGCTGCAGCATCATCATTGCTGTCTAAGAAAGGAACGCTTCCATCTACGTTAATTGTAGGGCCTGGATGCAATAAACAATCGGGAGTTGCGCTTACCATTTTAATCAGTCGCACCTTAACCGTGTCCTGCATCCCCACCACATAGTCGCTGATTTCAAGAATCCTCCAATATGAATCTCTTATGAATATTTGGTCATTGAATTTGAACTGATAAATATCTGCAAAGTCCAAAGCAAAAAACGCTTCAATAATTCTTGCATCAGGCGCATAAATATCAGATATGTAATCGTTCCAATATCTTGCGTATAATGTTTGCCACGGAGTTGAACCAATTGGATGCAATGGTATCTCCTGCCCAAAGTTCAAATCTTCATCCGCAATAGATGGAATGGCACGCGTGTAATGGCTAAATATATTGAACGTTTCGGATACTATTGTCTCTGCATCATTGTTGAACAAATTGATTACAATTGTAGTATCGCATTGGTATAATATCTTAACGCCTGCATTGACATATTGGCCCGTATTATTGATAAATTTAGGTATAGGAAATTCCGTTCCTTTGATTAGTGCCAAAGGTGTTGGACTAAACATCAATTCAGTCTTTTGTTCTTTGGTTGCAAAGTCGTTTTCAGGATCAATCAATAACAGCCTACCATATACACGGTCACCTTGCGAGTTATATAAGCTATTGATATAGTCAGTTGATGCCTTGTAAGTCCAAGTATTTTGTTGTGATTGGTAGTCAGCAGTTGATGTGAGTGTAATGTCTTTTGAAAGGTCTATTTTATTCGACCAATCTTTAGTATTTCCCTGCGATAAATATTCTTGAATGGGTATAAATGACAACAATCTTGGGTTAATATCATCCGCAATAACCACCAAATTGAACATCTTGAAAATAGATGAAATGAATTCGCTACATTTCATTATAGGCGCATTCGCCGCCCAATCAATTGGGTTTCCAAAATATGGTTTAGTGATGGAGTTCGACTTGAATAAGGTATTGAACGAACCACCTGCATCATTTCTTAAAGTGATTGTACCACCCCAAGATAATATCGCAGAACTTCCAAATAATATATAAGGCTCAACTATTGCACCTTCTGGAATGTAATTATCTGCTATGGTTGTTGCACTCCACGATGAATATGCGCTCGCAATTTTGGGAGTGTTCAGTTCATCTGTTCCAGCTTGTACATCATAAAAAGGAAATGGCGATGTATATGGATACAATTGTTTTTGTCCTGCATACGTGCGAACTAATCCAAACAATAATTGAAATCCAGTTGGTAAAGCTGTATCAATTTCTGCTACACAATTGCCTTGTAAAATATAACGTGCTGAAATAGGCGCAGTGTACTGATTGCCAGTTACGTTATTGCCGTAGTCAACGATTTCAGTTATTGCCGAAAGTGGAGCGCCATAAAAAGTTAACCCATTATCCAAAGTAATTGCGCTAAAATCTGCACTCGTTATGGTATCCCCATCGACACCGCCTTCTAATTTGAATTTAGCAGTTTCAGGATTTCCAACTGTTTGGATGTATCCAGCTTCACCACTCCACGGTATCCACATCTTATCCAATTGCTCTACCAATGTAGAACTATCCGTGTCGTTAAATTGAAAACCACTTAACGCAAAAATCTTATCAAAGATATAACGTGCTGACACCATTGGTGTAAGTTCACCAACCGCAGGAACGGTAGATTCATTTGTTGAATAGATTGAACGTGTACCCGTTTCATTGATTTCACCTACCCAATTTTGCCCTCTATCCGCAAAGCCAAGATAAACTTCATTTGATGCGTTTAATGTGGCTAAGTTATCATAGGTTAAAACTACATCGTAATCAATTTGTAACTCAGATGCAATGTAATTTTTGAAGTCTGCATCACCAATGGTCTTGAAA